ATCAGGACCAAGACAACGTCTACAACCGGGCGGTGCCATTGTAATTGTGATGACTAGATGGTCGACCAAGGACTTAACAGGCAGATTATTGGCTGCACAGACAGACCCAAAGGCAGATAAGTGGGAAGTAGTAGAGTTTCCAGCCATTTTTCCAGACACAGGCAACCCATTATGGAAAGAATTCTGGAGTATTGAGGAATTAGAGAGTATTAAAGCGTCTTTACCTGTCTCAAAGTGGTCAGCACAGTGGTTACAGAACCCAACTTCCGAAGAAGGAGCGATTTTAAAGCGTGAATGGTGGCAAAAGTGGGATAAAGACCAGATTCCTAACATGCAATACGTAATTCAAAGCTATGATACGGCATTTTCTAAGAATGAAACCGCAGATTACTCGGCAATCACTACTTGGTGCGTGTTTTACCCAGAAGAAGCCTTAAGTGCACCAGCAATTTTGCTACTAGACGTGAAAAAAGGACGCTGGGACTTCCCAGAACTCAAAGAAGAAGCATTGAAACAGTATAAATACTGGGAACCAGACACAGTTATCATAGAAGCCAAGGCATCTGGTATGCCACTAACACATGAATTACGTCAAATGGGAATTCCTGTTGTAAATTACACACCGAGCAGAGGACAAGACAAAGTTGCTAGAGTAAATGCAGTATCACCAATACTAGAATCAGGTATGGTGTACGCTCCTGAGGAACGTTGGGCAGAAGAATTGATAGAAGAGTGTGCTGCTTTTCCATTTGGCGACCATGATGATTTAGTAGACTCGACCACACAAGCTTTGCTAAGATATAGACAAGGTGGTTTCATAGGTCTCCATAATGACGAGAAACTAGAGGAACGTGAACCAAGATTAATAAAAAGTTATTACTAGATTATGGTAGACGAAATAAAAACTCCCACTAATATTGAGAACATTTCTCAACTTTATGACAAAGACCCAACGACACAAAATGTCACGGACGAATTTGTTGAAATAGATTCTCCACTTACAGGCGACGAAGAAGTAAATGTCGAATTTGCCCCAGACGGCTCTGCAGAAGTAGATTACTTCCCAGAAGATATACCGCAAGAACCAGCAATTCCTTTTGATGCAAACTTAGCTGAGTTTATTGAGGACCAAGATTTAGATATGTTGAGTAGCGACTTGATTAGTGGCTACGAAGATGACAAAGCCAGTAGACAAGAATGGGAAGATACTTACATTCAAGGACTAGACTTACTTGGTTTTAAAATAGAAGACAGAGAAACTCCGTTTCCCGGAGCATCAGGTGTCACTCACCCATTATTATCAGAAGCAGTAACGCAATTCCAAGCACAAGCTTTCAAAGAACTACTACCAGCAAAAGGTCCAGTCAAAGCACAGGTTATGGGAGCAGCGACTCCTGACGTACAGCAACAAGCTGCAAGAGTACAGGACTTTATGAACTATCAGATAACTTCTGTTATGGAAGAGTACACACCAGAGATGGACCAACTACTTTTCTATTTACCACTTGCCGGTTCTGCATTTAAAAAAGTTTACTACGACCCAATGACGCAAAGACCTTGCAGTCACTTTATTCCTGTAGAAGATTTACTAATACCATACGAAGCTAGTGACCTAGAAACTTGTTCTAGAATTACTCAAGTTGTAAAAATGAGTCACAACGAAATACGTAGTCAACAACTAGCAGGTGCTTATAGAGACATAGACGTAAAACCTGCTTACGTAAATGAAGGTTCTGATGTCAAAGAAAAAGTAGATGAGCTAGAGGGTATTACTTCTTCTGGTAATGACATGATGTATGACTTATTAGAAGTACATGCAACTCTAGACCTAGCAGGATTCGAAGACCCAGACGGTATGCACTTACCGTATGTCATAACTATTGACCAAACTTCTGGCGAAGTATTATCTATTCGTAGAAACTACAGAGAAGGCGACCCCCTCAAAAGAAAAATAAACTATTTTGTACACTACAAGTTTTTACCGGGTCTTGGTTTTTATGGCTTTGGTCTAATCCACATGATTGGTGGTTTATCTAAAACTGCTACCGCAGCATTAAGACAACTAATTGACGCAGGTACTTTATCTAACTTACCAGCAGGTTTTAAAGCTAGAGGACTAAGAATCAGGGACGACGAAACTCCACTAGAGCCGGGAGAATGGCGTGACGTAGACGCACCGGGCGGAGCACTTAGAGAATCACTAGTACCACTACCATACAAAGAACCATCAGGCACATTACTACAACTAATGGGTATTTGTGTTGATGCTGGTAGAAGGTTTGCTTCGATTACTAATTTAAATATTGGTGAAGGTAATCAAGAACTACCAGTAGGTACAACCATGGCTTTACTAGAACAAGGAACTAGAGTCATGTCAGCTGTGCACAAAAGATTACACTATGCACAGAAAACAGAATTTAAAATATTAGCTAGACTTTTTGCAGAGTATCTTCCGCCTGAGTACCCTTACTTGGTGGCGGGGGCTGATGCCACAGTAAAACAAACAGATTTTGATGAGAGAGTAGATGTCCTTCCTGTAAGTGACCCTAACTTTTTCTCTATGTCCCAAAGAATATCACTAGCTCAACAAGAGCTTCAGTTAGTACAAAGCAATCCAGAGATACACAATATCAAAGAAGCATACCGAAGAATGTATGAAGCTTTGGGTACAGAAAATGTTGAACAATTATTTATGCCAGACCCACCACCACCAAGTCCAGTAGACCCAGTGATGGAAAATGCAAACGCTTTAGCAGGTGTACCTCTTGTCGCATTCCCTGACCAAGACCACCAAACACACATAGAGGTGCACCTGACTTTCTTAGATAACGATTTTGTGAAGTCTAACCCTGCAGCAGTACAAGGTTTGGTTAGTCATATCTTGCAGCACGTTTCCTTAATGGCACAAAACGAAGCACAAGAAATGGCTATGCAAGACCCAGCCATGATGCAACAGTTGCAACAAGAACAAATAATGATGGACCAAGGACTTCAAGTACCGCCTAATCCTGCTATGGCAAACTATGTAGCTACTGCAGAACTAGGAGCACTACAAGAAATTATGCCAAGACTAGAAGAAATACTAGATGTTGAAGATGGCGTAGTAGCATTGAAGAACAAAGAACTAGATATACGTGAACAAGAAAACGAAGATGATAAAGAAATAGCTGAAAGAAAATTAGAATTAGAAGAAGAGAAAATAAAATCTCAAGAAGATATTGCCGCCCTAAGAGCTGGTGTCGACAGAGACCGCAATAGACGTGGAGGCAAATCATAGACGAACTTAATTTCACGTACTTAGTTCAACGTGCTATCTCTAATAAAGAGGAACAAATAAAAGAAATAATGGCTAGTGGCGGTGTAGAAAACCACGAGCATTATCAGAACTTAGTTGGTCAAATCCAAGCACTAAACTTCTTGCGTGAAGAAATTAAATCTTTATTAGATAGGATGGAGCAAGAAGATGAGTAAATCAGCTTTAGAAGAAAAGTGGGAAGCCAAGGCAGAAGACGAAGGCATTTTAGATAAAGCCTATGTTGGTGGCAAAAAGAAAGGCGACCCCAAATCATTAGACCCAGAAAAACTAGAAGAAAGTGTCATAGACCAACTTCCAGAACCCACTGGGTGGCGTATATTAGTTTTACCGTATAAGGCTAAACAAAAAACCAAAGGTGGTATTTTGTTGGCAAATGAAACTTTAGACAGGCAACAAGCAGCGACTACGCTGGGATATGTTTTAAAAGTAGGAAGTTTAGCGTATACTGGAGACAGATTTTCCACAGGTCCGTGGTGTAAGAAGGGCGATTGGATATTGTTCGCACGATATGCAGGGTCAAGAATCGACATAGACGGTGGAGAAATAAAAATACTGAATGACGACGAGATTATAGCCGTAGTGCCAGAACCCGAGTCCATTCTGCATAACTTTTAACTACATGGAGAGGTACCATGCAAAATGAAATGACCACAGACCGAGCTGAAGAGCTAGTGCCATTAGACACAGACGGCAATGAAGTAGAGGTCGAACTAGAAGAATCTAAAGTCACGGAAGTGATTGAAGAGGAAGCTACCCCAGAACCAGAAGCTGTAGAGGAAGAGGATTCTTCCGAACATGAAGAATACAGCAAGAAGGTTGAAACCCGCATAAATAAACTTACTGCAAAACTAAGAGAAGCTGAACGTAGAGAAGAAGCTGCTACTACTTTTGCTAAGTCTATGCAGGAAGAAAATAAAACATTAAAAACAAGAACGACGGACTTAAATACAAACTATCTAACTGCAGAAGCTCAAAGGATTACTGCAGAAACCGAAAGAGCAAAGAACGAGCTAAGACTAGCTAACGAATCAAGCGATACAGAAAAACAAACAGAAGCCCAATCTAAGATTGCGGCATTGGCAGTGGAAGCTCAAAGAATTACTGAGTTAACTAAAGCCACTCCTGAAACAGCAGAAACAGAAGTTGAAGTGCCAGAAGCACCTCAACAGCAACAAGAGTATGCTACTCCTACACCTGACCCTAAAGCTCAAGAATGGGCTGACAGCAATGATTGGTTTGGTACAGATAGAGCAATGACATACACTGCTTTTGAAATACACAAGGATTTAACGGAAAAAGAAGGATACGATCCAAATTCTGATGAGTATTATGCAGAGGTTGACAAACGTATTAGAGTTGACTTTCCGCATAAATTTGGTAATACTGAACAAAAGCAACCGACCGCCCCCGTTCAGACGGTGGCTTCAGCTAATAGAAGCGTAAAGCCTGGTCGCAAACAAGTGAGACTCACATCGTCTCAAGTCGCAATAGCGAAAAAATTAGGTGTGCCACTCGAAGAATACGCAAAACAATTAAAAAACACGGAAGGAGCGTAAAATGGAAAAAGAAAACAAAACTTCTCGTGCGAACGACACACGGTCAAAATCTGAAAGACCTAAAGTGTGGGTTCCACCATCTTCTCTAGATGCACCCCCTGCACCTGATGGATTCAGGTATAGATGGATAAGAGCAGAGAGCGTTGGCTTTCAAGACACTAAAAACATATCTGGACGTTTAAGAGAAGGATATGAATTAGTTAGAGCTGAAGAAGTCGAAAATGCATCTGATTATCCTGTACTTGATGAAGGTAAATACAAGGGAGTGATTGGGGTCGGTGGCCTTCTACTTGCGAAGGTACCCGAAGAGATCGCGAAGCAAAGACAAGACTATATGTCGAATAGACATAAAGATCGAAGCGACGCCGTAGAAAACGATCTAATGAAGGAGCAGGATAGTAGAATGCCTATCAATGTTGAAAGGCAATCTCGTGTAACCTTCGGTGGTACGAAAAAATAATTTTTTCAATCACTGAATTTA